CAACCCAAACCACTCCACATGACCATTTCAGACCATGGTTAGGGGGTATTACCCCCGTTGGTTAACTTTTTAAAGTCAACCGCGCTTCTCTTGGAAAATTCTACCAAGAGACGTGTAGATTGATACTTTTGAAAAGACATCGTACCCCGGTATCACATCATGCTCCCTTTCCTCTTCCGAGGAGAGAGCATAGACGCAATACGTAGGATACGCTGTATGGTCATGCTCCCGCAGTAGCCATTTAAGGCGTCGCGGTTTAGCAACCCATGTCTCAAAAGAACCACCTTCGTAACCAGCTCTTTTCTTCTTCCGACTCAGAGGTTTCAGGCAAAAATCACCAATAAGGTGACCATCGCCGTAGCCATCAGGGCCGGTTAGGATAAAGCTGTCTGGGATCATCGCTCTAACTATATTCGCTAATGCGAATTCGAAATTGCGATAAAACCAGTTGTGCATCACGAAGAGGTACCGTACACTTACCGATTCCTTTAGGTAAAATGGACGGATATCAAAACCTCTAAGGTAGTCAGCCCCACACGATTCTCTAAACGGACCGGACGTAAATGACTTCGAAGAATTAACTTCGAATCCACTGTACTCCAAAACGTCTTTTAATAGAGAAACAGCCGGGGTCGGAACGATAATATCGTCGCCGAAAACTGACACATCCTCAGTATCTATACCGAGATGATAACAAGTTGCCCAGGTGAGTCCGTAAAAAATCAAGGACTCAAGTTCAAAAGTATAAGAATTTCCCATACTCGAGAACTTTTCAAGGTTAATCTCCTTACCGTCTGGTAGGCGAACCGTACCAGTCCGCATGGAATCCATTAAGGATACCCATTCGAATGGCAGCAATTGCCAAACCAACTCACGTGACACAGTGTCTGAGGCGGATGCTAAATCTATAGTCGCAAGACTACCTGATTCAGATCCTCTCTTAGCTAAGTCACGATTACGAGTTTGATCGGATAGATCAACTCCCGCCCGTTTTAATCGTTTCTTTAAGTATGTGCCGACGCCTTTCTGGAAGAATCCATTAAGAGTCGGCTCCACACATATTGAACGTAACGTTTTGGAAGTTTTTGGTACAAACACAAGTTTCCCTACATCGACCTCTACCGAAAGTTTTTCATCTTTCGTATGGTAGTCGGCCCAGAGCGGTATCTCATTGAGATATTCGTTCAAATAAGGAACTAAATTTGTACTACACATAAGCTGGACTTCAAGTTTCACCCTAGGGTGAGACCGCGTCCGTTTAACGTTAGTTGTTGCTCCTGGTCCGAAAGAAAAATCTAAAGCGTCGAGTGACGGAACATCTCCTAGAATCCTTTCAATTTTACGAATAGCGTAGTGATATACCGCGCTAACGTCAGCACTTGCTGATGAGGGATTACTAAGACGGATATTCGTCTCACGACATTTTTCTTCTGCTTTCACGAAGAGATCTAACGCGACTTTTTCTTTATCTATACCAAGGTCCAGAAAATCTTGTTTAGAAACAAGAGCCTGAATTTGGCGAGCATATATGAAATCATCACGAGTAAATTCTTGGGAATAATCAAACTTAAAGTCGATTACCCCAAGAAAATCATCCTCTGCTAACAGTTGATTTAACTGCTTTGCAAGAGGACCTCCGCGTTTGGCACATTCCAGTGCAAGTTGCCTAATTAAACATAAGGAATCACTAGGACTTCTTCTCTTTTGAAAACTCATAATTACCTCTATGGTAAAGACTGATACCTAAAGTACCAGGTTGAAGAGAAAACCTAACTAAATAATTCTAGTTAGGTATGACGAGACCGGTAAACGTATACGGTGCGGGTCGAACACTACCTTTCCAAGCATCTCCAGCCGCAGTATTGGCTAGAGATCCGGTTCCGGTAGTTTCCGATGCACCTTGTAATATACCGATCATCATCCGATAAGCATTTGCTCTATCCGCAATGGTTGAACGTCGATCAACAAACATCGTGAAGATGCTAGTTGTAACGTAAGCCACTTTTGGAGGAGCAACGTACCCAGCGGATGCGCCAGAAGCACCCAATGTTTCCATTACGGGCAATTCTAACTTCGCAGTAACCTTATAATTACCATTTTTCAATTTCTCAACAACTTCGGAGAAACGAGGTTGACCTTCGATTGGTATCGAAGAATCATTCGCTCTCCATTGAGGAAACGGATTATCGGTAATTGGAACTAAGGTCCACTCTTTAGGAGTAGTTGCGTCATCTTTGACTAATATATTTAGCATTGTTGGCATGATAGCCTCTTAAAAGAAAGTTAATAAAATGTTTCGACTAGGTACTACTTGAAGCGTTGGGCTGCTAGTGCTATTGCGTTCCAGATTCTCTTGGGACTCATAGCATCAGGCAAGGAGTTTACTCCCGGCTTTCCAACCGATATACCGGCTGAAACTTTACGTTCATAGTTAACCCCTCCACCGTTGGCCGTACATCCGTTATAGGCAGCACTCTTTGGAATGCCACTATAACTAAATGTTACGATCTTTGATGTGAGGAATCGTCCTTGAAGTCCATGGAGAACATTTAAAGTCTCCAAGTAACTACCAATAGGAATAAACCAATCTACCACGAAGCTATAGGGTATTAATTCCCAAGCAACGGTGAGTGGATCGGTTAAGCCTAAAGAGCGAGGTGCTGATAAAGATTCCTGCAATTCAGCAGTAATCTGCATCATCGCTGAGTAGTTACACGCCCCCGTCCAATTGGAAGGGGAAGCGGACGTATTAACCGTACCTGTCTTCTTTAATTGACCACGAAAACGTTGCGATCTAGGCTTTTGAGTTAAAACTTCAAAAGCTTTAGATGCTTCGTAAACGTCACCAAGCAAAGGAAGCCAGCCGTACTGCAGCTCTAACCAACGTCCGGCTAGATCTTTATGATCTAACTTAGACGGGCGTTGATTAACCCCGAAACGACGCGCGGCAGATTCAAACTTGCCACGTTTCAGATCGAGTAACGCACCACCTACGGATCCTAATGCGTTTACCACCATATCAGCTGTCTTTTTGCCTTCTGCGGCACTAACTGCCATATTAAAATTATGGCCTTTAATCCGCTCAGCAAGTCGACTCTGACATGTTAGTATATCATTAGGTTGGAAGATTGAAGAAAACGAGACAACGGAACCTTTTGAACAGTCCATATAGTTGTTCAAATGGTTTTTGCGTCGCACTTCCTTCCATCGATTTAGAGTATAATTATTCCATTTCGATCTAGTCTTTCCTCCGATTACCTCGTATTTCCCATTTCCCCCAACTGCGCTACTACTTTCGAAGTAGTCAGGACGGGAGGTATAAGAATTACGGGTGGTCATCTGCTCTCTCCTGAAAAGCTGAGAGCAATATCCCTAGCTAGGGATAGCAATTCATTTGAATAATCCTGTAAAACAGGAACTGATGCCCCAAATACGATCGCTAGAAAAACAATAGCTTTCACATA